GGCGCACTTGTATTTCTTCCTAACAATCCGTTTAAGCTGTTTGCTGCTTGGTCCATAATTCCAGGTGCAACCTGATACAAAGGATTGCTTGTTTTAACAGCGTTAATTGTGCCGCCTACTGGGTCTGCTATAAAATTGCTAATTTGCTTACCAGGATTACTAAAGAAATTCTTTAATCCACTAAAAAAGAACTCAGGCGCACCTGTTTCTGGATTCTTATTCTCATAACCTGAACCCGCAATATGCCCTCTATAATCGGCATTATTGTCTTGCATGGCCTTCTTAAATTTAGTTAAGAACTCAGGGTTTTGTAAAACTATTTCGCGCGGGATAACTACATCACCATGCGACAAATGGCCTACCATAGTGTCCCCACCACGGCCCATAACTCCCATAATATTTGACATTGCATGTGTGTTCATAAGTTTATTTTAACTTATACGCATACGCTGTCAAACGTGGGTAAATCAGTAGGAAATCTGCGTGTTTCGTTGGTCTAAGGGAACTCGCTCAAGTACCCCTTCGCCAGGTATCTCTCCGCTTCCTTCAAAACCTCCGCCTGTCCCCGGTATCGCTCCACCTTCTCCGGCGGGCATGTCAGAAGTGCTTCCGTCCATTGGAAATTGGCCTCCAAGTGCTGCAAAAAGTGCTTCGTCTCCGGCCTGCGCTTCCATATCTCCCAACTGTCCCTGTCCATTAAATACCCCGTGCATTTGTCCATATAAGAAAGCTACATGTTTTTGTTTGTGTAGCATTAAAGCTTGTAATCCTTCCGGTGAAATATCTAATTTACCAGTTCCCATTTGTTGTTTTTCCAAGCCTTTTAACAATTCGTTGATAATCCTAATGTGTGTTTTGTGATCTTGGTCTGGAAATACATCAAATAAAGGTTTTTCTTGCGGTGGCATAAGGAAAAACATATTTTCTTCGTGTTGGTCGTCTATGCGCTCTGGTTTTTGATCTTCTGGTTTTGGTAAAATTAAATCTATATCCTGCACCTCCATAGACTCTAAAGTCTGTTTAGTTATGGTATAAACAGAATTGGGATTCTGGACTATCAGCGGATTTTGCATACCTAATTGATATACGCTTTGAGCTTTTGCCATTTTCTGCTGTTTAGTAACTGAGCGCGGGTCCATAATAGGAAACACCCTTGTTGCCCCTTGAAAATCTTCTTTAGTAATACTTACTCTTTCTTCTTCGTCCGTAAACGTCTGGATAACAGAGGCGTTGTCTTTAGCAATAGCAAGAATTTTCTCCAATTCCCCTTCCATTGCTAAGGCTAGATTTTCCATAATAGAGCTAGGCATTTGTAAGCTTTGCTCTAACATAGTCAAAATGGTCATAGGCTGGTAAACCTTAGACACGTCACCGCTTACAGCCTCAGTGGTATTAGACAACCTTTGTATAGTAGATTGCAAAAACTCAATAAGCCCAACATAAGCAGCATTTGGCCCCGGAAATTTCATTTGATAAATAGCTTTCTGCAAATCATCGGCGGTTCGTGGTACTTTTATAAATTTACCAATCGGCAGCTCTATCTCGCCGCCCTTTACCCCTACGCTATCAGCGATAAATCCGCCCATATTACCAGCGTTAGCTAATTCCCCAGCGTCTAACGAATTACGGAGCATCTGATTTAAAGCCTGATTTAGTTTACCTATAAGATGCCCGTATCCAAAACCGTAAAATCCATCCGTGTTGTCTATGAATGAATAATGTGTAAAATATTCTATAGGTGTTTTTTGGTCGTCATCTATCTTATAACGCGCCGATACACGCAATACCTTTTTACTATTACAATCTACCCAAACAATAATAGGCTCCTCTATCCCGTCGCCATCTAAATCATACCAAGTGTGCTGCTCAATAATAACCGCTTGTTTACCTTCTTTCCCTACTTCGTGTATTCCCTCCGCATCATCTTCTACCTCTTGTAGGTCGCCTGGGTCTTCGTATGCAACGTCTGATTCAAGCGGTAATGCAGAAAAGAACCCGTCACGATAAAGCTTTTTAGCTTTGTTAATATCCATTGTGATACGGTGGGTTTTTCTTCGCACATCTTCTAGCTCACGAGGCCCATTACCATAACAAACTATAAAATCTTGCGCCCTTACTCGTTCTACTTTTGGTAATCCAGTGACAGGGTCGGGGTATGTTTTTGTAAAATCACTACCCATTAAAGCAGCAGCAAGTAACATCCTTTTCTTGTCGCGTTTATATCTACGTTGACGAAAGTTTAAATCGTAGTTCATCCATTTCGATATGCGCTCGGCTCTTTGTTGTTCTTCGGGTGTAATATCTACTAATGAAGTTGTTGCCACAAATGAACGTTGCGGGAATATAGCCTTATAAGCCCTAGCTTGGAACCCTAGACATGACTCAGTCAAAAGAGGAACTCTCCCATCAGAGCCATTAAAATCACTAGAAAAGTTATTGTCGTAATTATCTCGTTGGTGATATATTTCTAAATATTCAGCGTGAACCGCCAACCATTCAGATCGGCTTTTATCGTCTTCTACATAAAGCGAGTGCGCCGTTTGCCCTAATTGTCTAAGTTCTTTAAGGTCAAAATGGGCTGATAAATTTAACGGGTCTTTAGCTTTGATTTTAATCTTAGCTTCTTCTTTTGTTTTTTTACGCATCAAATATCAACCTTTGTATATAATCATCTAACAAAAATGCTTTTGCATCTGCCTTGGCTTCCATTTCTTCTAAATATGTCTTATGGCGTAGTTTATTTCTCCACACCCAAGGAATCATACCATCACCGTGTATTGTAAGATTAAGTTTATTTCTTAAAAAATAGTAATTTCTAAACTCTTGTAATTGAGCTAAAAACTGCCCCTCTGTCCAAAAAGTACGCTTAATTTTACTTGGTCCGTAGGTTTCTACTTCTAGAGTAACCTCTTCGTATTTCAATGTACCATTTTCTTTCTTTTCCTGCAAATCTGGCTTAGAGTAGTAAGAACAGTCATATCCAAATAATTCCATATTACGATATCCCAATCCCTCAAGCACTGATATACCTCTTGTAGAAGTTGCCGAACCACCAACTATTAAACAATCGCCATTACTTAAAAAATCTTCCTCGTGCGCACCAACAGCAACATGATAACCTATAACCTTAGCTTTGCGCTCAAGAAGCCTTTCAGTGACTATAGGGTCAACCATAGACGCAACAAACACTAAAGAATCTGGATGTATATCATCAGTAAAGTTTGCTACATGAGAGCGCGGGTCTAATAAAATCACAGCCCAAGGAATTATACCAGCATCTTGTAAAGGTTTAATTGCGTGTTTCACAGCCACTATCTTATAACCATTGTTATAATATTCTCTAACTTTAATAGGGTCTAAAGACGGACCAGCACTGCAAATAATTATAGTTTCGTCTGTCTGTTTGCATGGTTGATACCAATTGCGTATAAGGCGTATATTCTTAGCTATGTTACTTCTGATAACTTCCTTATCTACACAATTCTTAGTCTTTATCTTAATGTCATTCACATTAACAGCTTGGTTAGTTTCTATGGATTCACCATTACGTAATTTACGCACCCTTTCTGCCAGTTGCTGTTTAGCTGGTGCGCCTTTAAAGTGCTCTAGCTTTTCGCCTAAGATAGACACGTTAAACACGTCACGACCTTCTATTCCTTCTGATATGTTGTGATATGTTAGTTCTGGGAAAGTAACTTTTCTAATCTGGTCGAAAACATAACTATCGTGATATTGCTCTAACTCTAATACCAAATCTTTTACATACACTTCATGGAAGCGCTCTATAAACTTTCCGGCAGCTTCAGTCTTGTATATAACAAGCCCACATTCGCTATGGTCCCAATCCTTCCTACCTAAATAAGCAATATCAGCACCATTATGCCATTTCTCTATATCTGCAAAGGTAATTTCGTCTTTAGTTATGATGTCAGCATCTAACCAGATAATATAATCAATACCCTCTTTTTTTGCATAGAGATAAGCTTGATACAATGCAAATATCTTGTGGGAGAAATCTATATAATTAGTCCTATAATCACCATCGTTTTTATAGTCTTTGTGACGCTCGTAAAACTCAGCTTCCTCTTTTGTTTGGCCTGTCTCTATAAGAATCTTATGCCCTTCTTTTAATCCTTCTGTAGTCTGGATAAGATTGTTCAAACCCTGATTTACAGTGTCTTGCATCTCGTCTTTAGGGAGTTTAACCAATAACGGGACTTCTTTAGGCCAAAACTTCATGTAAGACATCGTGCTCACATGAAGATAATCATGCCAGTCTTTATTAGGGAAGGTTGTTATAGTTATGTATTTCATTCTTCTAGCTCCGCTTGTAAAATTTCATCACCTGATATTTGTTTACCGGATTTCATTCCGGTTTTGTAAGTACTACCAGGGTTAACCCATGTATTCCATTTACTATATTCTACTTCTACTTTGTCATTTGTATAAATATCGTCAATACTATATGGTAATTCTACTGGCGGCTTACCCTTATGTGTCGCGCGATACCATTTTTCATATTTAGCCACCTGCCTTGCGTATAATCTAGGCAACGCCGCGCTATACCACCTATTATCAAATTCAGTATTGCGCTCTACCCTCCTTGTAGTATTCTTATTCTCGTAGGTGCTTTTCTGAACTTGAATCAAGGGATAGTATTTATTCTTAATAATTTCTACTTTAGGCCATTTATCTTTCATTTTCTCTCAATATCATCTTCAGTTACTTTTCTTCCGTATTGTAGTTCTATTGCGTAAACCGGGATCCCTTCCGTAGCTATAAATCTATGCCAATTACCTTTTGGTATAATCCTCCTCTCAAATGGCTTTGTCATTACTCCAAATGTCCCATCTCCACCTGTAACTACGAATCCAGCACCCTTAATAATCCACCATATTTCAGTTCTATGTTCATGACGTTGTATAGATAAAGCACCGTCAGGCCTAAACCGCAATAACTTTACACAGAACCACGGGGTCCTTATCAAGGTTGCATACCATCCCCATGAGCGTTGTTTAGGCCAATTAACCATCTATGCGTTGCTCCTGTATTATATTTACTGTGAAATCCAGCGGAATAGCAGCAGGACCGCCGTTAAGTTTATAAACACCAGTACAATCAATCTCCTCTTCTAGCCACGCGTTTAAAAGCTTGCTACTACTCTGCTGGTTATTCCCACCAAGCCCAAATATCACTGGTATATTTAACTTCTCGCATATAGCTTGTTCTGGCGTGTTGGTTGCGTTCCTATCACCGCCTTTACCAAAAATAAGACTGCGACCACGGAAGTTTTCGTGTCTGCTAATAGCTTCTATATCCTTGGATACATCGCTTTCGGTTAAAGATTCCCATACCCACACAACGCCTTTGACTGAGTGCAGAACGTCAGCCCTTTGGGTTACAGACATAAAGTTGCGGCCTTTTTTCTTTAGTAGCCAATTGTCGCTATTAAGGATAACGCATATATCGCCTATCTCAGCAGCAGCCATAAACATCTTGGCGTGTCCGTCATGATAAGGATCAAAGCCGCCTGATAAAAGTATTAGTGGTTTTTCCATGTTAATATATAATCCTTTCTAACTTGTTTAACTATTTCCATACCCATTTGCTGAAGTATCCTAAGTGCATCTTGATTGCTACGTTGCTCGACACACACAACAGGACGCAATGCATATAAGATTTTATCCATACCTAAAACGCAATCGGCTTCCATGCCTTCGGTGTCTATCTTGACTAAACATTCATAAGGTTTTGTGTTAAAATGCTCTATATAATCATGCATAGGACGATTATTAATCGATAATATAGATCCACTACTATTTTCTACGTCACTTTCTTCAACTCTAATAGCGCCAGAATTATTAATATCTTCTTCTATAATACGTACATATTTGTGAAGAGGTGAAATGCCATGTGGGCGCAAAGAAATACAAAAGCCCTTATCCCATACTACGCTATCCTTCCCTTCAAAGTTCTTTTGTAAACATGCAAAAGTCTTTGGATTAGGTTCATAAGCTTCTACATACCTAAACCCCGCTCTATGTGCCATCAATGACCACAACCCTACATGCGCGCCAATATCGTAAAATATCTTAGGCTCTTTCACATAAGACATAGCAGCTTGAAATGTGTCACGCTGATAATCACCGTTAGGATGAATCATCCTCTCATTAAAGTGCGTATCGCTTTCTGGAAACCAAATGCCGTAAACTTGTTTCATGTGTAATGCCTCACGATTATAATATCCTTTCCAGTGCTTAGCATTTGTTCCCACCATTCTTTAGGTTTGACGGTAAGATGTACGTTTTCACCATTTTTAAACGTCTTTTTTGCGGGTTTTGTGCAAATAGCGACATATAAAACCTTATCTGCGTAGTTTATCAAGTCAGCCAATACTTTACCCACCTCGTCTTCAGGTATGTGTTCAAGAACATCAGTACAGATAACCATATCAAAATCGCCAATTGGCTTTTTAGAATAAGGCTCGTAATACGGATCGTACAACGTTACCTCTTTAGCCAGCCTATGCTTGTCATGTATCAAAGCTTTACCGCAGCCGTAATCCAATAGAGAATTAACGTTATATTCCCTTACTAGATTGTTAATCTTCGCAAGGTGGGGCTTAAGGGACGCCCCCGTAAACTTTCCTTGATCATGCATGCGGCGATATTCTGCTGCTATGTATTCTTTATTCATTTCCCAATACCCCCACTATCTCAGTAAACCCCGAATCTATTGTTGCTCCCTTTTTATCAGCCAAAAAGCTTTTAACGTCCAAATCTACAGATATAACAGGATTAAACACACCCTCTGGCATTTCCAAAATAACCTGAGGGTAATACTCTCGTAGCCAACTATAAACATTATGCGCAACTCGTTTCCACGCCTCGCTTTCCCCTGCATTATGAAAAGCTACTTGTTGTAATGCAAAATAGTTATCAGTATTACGAGACGCTATTTCTACATTTCTTTCGTGATCTTCTGTAGTGCCTGGATATAAATGTCCTATATTATGCTGGCGCATTATTGTACGTACTTCCTTTAATTTAAGAGTAAGTTTTCGGTTTTCATCTCCCAACTGCTTCATCTGTTTTTGATGTAAAGTTAATTCACTCATACTTAGTGCTCGGTATATTTGTGAACTCATTGTCACAAGCCCGTTGCCAGTATTCAAACTCCTCTGTCCATAACTGAGCGTATGCTACGTCTTGATAATCAGGGAACCATGGGCCACCTAAAGTGTAATGTATCACATCAGGTTTAGCAGATTGATAAGCTGAAATATTGGGCGACAATCCCTCTATCCAGTTATAACTTGACGGTAGCGTGCCGATATCCTTATCATCTAACCATGTAAAAGCGTGTAAGTCTGAGCCTTTAGCTCTGTTAACCATATCAACAGTTAAATGTTTATTCTTGGGGTGGCTACAATTCCACAATACAAAACTTGACCAATTCTTGCGGTGGTATTTCTCTTGCGGTTGGTCATCCATTTTTATGGTTTCGATAGGCTTTTGGTTATGCTTAACTACCATGCAAGCGTATTTATCGTCGCATAAATCAAATAACTTCTTAGGACTGCTCGTAAAGATCATATCACAATCTAAAAACAACGCCCAACCACGGAAATCATTCAAATACGGCACTAAAAACCTTGTGTGTGAAAATTCCGTACTAAATGGTTTAAGATCAAACATGTCTATTCTATTTCCATCATGCGCCTGAGTTAACCAAGGACGATAAAACACACCTTGTTTGCGTAATTCCTTATGCTTTAACGGAATAACCTTGATATTAAATCTTTTAGAATGACGCTGTATACTATGCTTGCATACTTGATATGCTACGTCTTCCCTTGCATCCCAACCTATATAGATATTATTCATGTAACAACCTCCATGCTGTACCGTTCCTTATTTCTTCTAATGTAAATTGATTATAACTTAAAAAGCGTAGTAGTTTGTCAATCTTATCATCCGTAGGGGCTTCTAATTTATGTAAATCCCCCCAAGAATTAATACCCCATCCATGCACTACGCTCTTGTGGTCTGCAAATACTGGAATGCCTTTTATTGCGGCATCTACCGCAACATTGCTATTACAGGTAATAACGCAATAAGCGTCTTGTAGGTCATGTTCTAGTTTTGTTGTATCTGATTTATGTCTAACCTTTGAAGGGCGGCTTACATTCTCTAGCAACTGCATTACTTTCTTTTCCCACGCTCCGGGAACCATGTTGTAATATTGCTCTATGTACTCACTTGGGGGGCAAACTATAATCTTTCCTTTAGGATTAAACCAATTAGCACGCTCATACTTAAGCTTTGCCAGTCTATCGCCTGGCAAATCCTTATCTACATACTTAGCTTGTAGCCCGTTCTTACTGATACGATAATAGCCATCAAAATGACCTGGGTTAATATACCCACGGTCAACCATGTAATAATCAACGCCGTGTTGTTCGTTATGTTTAAAAATATCACCCGTGCCACGAAGTATCCCATAGCCAACAGCAGGATATTTATTCGTGTTTTTAAAGTAATTCTCGGCAAATGCCGTGTGTTTAAGGATATTCTGGGGAATGCCAGCATGAAGTGCTGTGCTTACTTCTTCATTTATGTAATGGTCAGTATGCCAAACGTAAATCATATTTCCCTTTCTGAACCACCAGAAAGTTAGTGCCTAGCAAAGGTGTTCAAGCTACTACTAGGCAAATCTAATTTACCTTTTGCTACTAATAGTGTCAACTGTTTTTTCTTACTTGTCGTTTAGCTTCTTTAATTGCCGCTTCTAATCTGTCACGTTTTGTTGTGATATAAGGCCGTGAAGCGCAACTATATTGTAATAAATCGTAGATATGATCTTCTTGCTCCGTATCCGGTCCTTTCTCTGGATGCCTTTCATCCAATTGTAAATCCGGCACAGTACGCCAAAAATGTTTACATCCCACTGTAGCATAAAACATTGGGCCATCATCATCACCGGCTATCCGCGCTCTTACTTCTTCAAAGTTACCTATGCGGCCTTTGCGGGATTGCTCCATTAAGAAGCGCCCACCAGTCCCATCATACATTTTCTGTTGTACACTTGGACCATCGTGTTCAGCCCACATTGCCGAATCCCCAACTCTGTAATCCATTTCCTCGCCATGGTCTTCTTCCATATCAAGAATCTGTTTAGCAACCACAACACTTTCTAATCTACAGCCTTCATTAGCTTTACCATTCCAGCCATAATATTCACGATACATTATCAACGCGCCTTTTGGTATCAATCTTTCTTTCCAATCATCTTTGGCCTTCAGTATCATATCGTCTTCAACCACACAAAACCAACCCACAGCAAACGGCTTTGAGCTACCCCAGTCAATAACCATGAACTTTGTCCATTCCCTTGGAACTTCAAAGTCACGTATCATGTGCTTATCACGCCGCAGCTTCTCTAGTGCCGCGCCTGCTGTAATATCCCATAACCCATAACGCATAGCTTTGACTAAATCAGGCGAACCTAACCCTTCAAGCCTCATTTCATAATCAGGATCTCTTTCTAATAATGAGGGGTTATCTTCCAGTAATGCAGGTATGTATTGTCGTAACATTCCGCCCTCTTCACGAGGCATTCTCCTTATTTCAAATGGAGCTGTATTATCTATAAAAGTCTGTTTAACAAAAGAATGACCCACGTTTCCTGGGTTGGAACCGCAAATAATTTTAGGTAAAGTAAAATCAGGACTAAATATTTGTTTTGCTATATCAGGTATCAAAGGAGGCATACGCACACGATTGCGAAGAAAACGATAAATAACATCTGTAAAATGCGTTAATTCGTCTATAAGCAATAAGTGTATTTCGGGTCCTTGATATTTAAACCTATCTTTTTCATGCTGGCAATGATTTAAAAAGATTTTGGCGCCATTTTTATTATGACGTATTTCCCCCTCAACAATTGTGACAATACCGTGATTAACAAAAGGGGCTAAAAGATTTCTAAAGCCGTTTTCTCCTTCTAAGTGATTCTTTTCCAAGTCTGCGCTTAACCTTCTAAACAAATATATTTGGATATTAGGGATATATACCATGCATAGAATAGCTATAATCCTAAGTAAATGACTCTTGCCACCACCAGCAGCGCCACCATATAATATCTCAGTAGCCTCAGTCTCTAATACAAATGTTTGTTTTGGGTGGAGATTAAAATTTACCATGTTACACTTTAGTTGGTTTAAAAAAGTGTTTTCCCGTGATTTTTAGCATATTATTAGTGAGTTTCTATACTATCGTTACAAAATAACACCCCGTTTGTAACATCAATTTACATCAACCCCTAACTCATTAAACCTATAACTAGGTACAAAATGCCTGTAAAAGTAATCCTTGGCCTCTGGTAGGTTTTGATTCATTATATCTAATACATAAACCTTATCACCTAACCTTGCAGTTAAAATTAAGTGAGGCTTGCCATCGTAATCACCGGACCATAGGTTTAATTCTTTAGCCTTCCAACCCATAGCGCGTAGCTCATAGTATTTAGTCGTAGCATACGCCTTGCAATCAGCCTCTTTAGCTATATAAAACTGTTGCGGGGTCATCCACGGGGAAAGAGCAAACGATTGCTTACTATTTACCCTATCATTAACCATTCTTAATTTATCATATGTAGGTAATCCCTTGCCTGATACTATCTTCTCAGCTTTCATCATAGCAACCCAATCAGGGACTATAACATTCATTTGAGGATCTTTGTCTATTTCCCTGGCGTAGTTTGATACAATCATGTTATGAGTTGGGTGTCCAGCATAAGCTGTTAAAGGTAATAACATCAATGCTGCGATAAGATATTTCATACAGGTGCGTTGTAATTCTTTGTGAGTATTATTTGCGGATTTACATTAGTTTGTGTAACATCTTGTGTATCTTTCCAGCCAAGATTCTTTAATGCAAATATAGAGCCTGTACACCCTGATTCATGAAGCTTTTCTTCGTATGATATTTCAATTAGTTGCTTAAGTCTTTTTATAGGCGCAAAAAACTCGTCTTTTTCTGTGTAATTAATGAGAGTTTGTGTGCATATATCAAGAGCAAAGGCCATGCCTGATATAGTCAATGGCTTACCTTTAGCTTGTTGATTGTGCATATACGTTAAAGCCATCTCCCACAAAACATCTGGACTTGTAAATTTTAAGGGTCTACCACCAGCCATATTCTTACCTTTAGTTGATAGTGGCGGAAGGATTAGAACCTACTCTTCGTTTTACCGCGTGCCTGCCAATACACTGCGCCACTAATATTACTTCTTCTTTTTCTTTTTCAATTGAGCTTTATCAGCTTTTACATCAGCTTTAGAACCTTCCTTATAACCCATTTTTTTATCACGGGCTTTGTCTTGTTTGGAACGCTCGACTGTTTTCATAGTCGGTTTTTTAGCCATGTTATACCTCAATGATCTATATGCGTTGCTTTAAGTTTCTGTATTTTCTCGTATACTTCTCTAGTCCACCTTGTGTAAGGATAACCATTAAAAATACGATTTAAATGTTTTTGACTGAAAGGAAAACGCAAGTCCGCTTCTTCTCCGTCATCAAATATTATAACATCCATTATAACCCCCTAATTTATATAGTCAAATAAAAATAAAACCATATATTAAAAATACTATTGATACTGCTAGAAGTATTTCTATTACAAACCCTACCTTTTCCTCATTAGTCTTTGATTTCCAATTCATTGTCTATATCCTTTATGTAATTAATTATCTTTTCGCGCCATTCCGGCTTTACCCACACTTCCCAACGGATAAAGCCATCCGCTAATTTCTTCGCGCGTATCTTCTTGTTGCTTTCATATAGGTATTGTTTGCGGTTCATTATTCACCGTCTCCTGTTTGACATGATAAAGGTATATTACCTTCGTGATAGTCACCGCATATATCACATTCAATTATATCTTCATCTGCGTACTCAAATAATGTATTTGACATAGCTATTAACTCCTCGTCTAAAGATGTATTAGCTGGCGTTGCTAACTCCTTTAAATCTAAGGCTATTTTTCTGATATTATCTGTATATTCACTCATTATTTCCTTATCTCCTTAAATTGGCGGGGACTGGAGAGGTTCATTTCCCCCTCTTGTGCTTGGATGTACACCTAAATACCGCCCGTAAAATGAGAGTCTCTCCCCCCTGTCACCGCCTGCCAGCTCTTTGCGTTGCGGTTATCGCTACTACGATGCTGACTATCGTCCCTACACATGCAACATTGTAGTAGGGCTATCCATCCGTTTTTTTTGCCAGTGTTTTAAGCTGGACAGACGCTTCGTCACGTATTGCTGGAGAGACGTTAATACTCTAATAATCCTCTAAAACAGTGCTTGCTATATCGCGCACCTCCTCGAAATCCTCATAATCTTGTATGGCGCATTTTTTAACAATTGCTAGAAGCTTAATATATTCAATCCACAAATCCGATATACTCCACCTTTTCCCGCAAATATCACATTTTAATGTGCTTACAAGATGAAATAAATGCCCTCCGCATACGCAGTTAAGTTCTAAGTTAGAATTACTCATATCGCAGCCCCCACTCTCCAAACCTTAATCATTGAAGGGCAAAAAGTCGTACCGCTATTTTCTACCGCCCTATCTACAGACTCAACAACACCACGAATTCTTGCAAAGTTATTTAAAGTCATTAACCATTTATCAGCCGCGTCTTTAGAGAAACAAGTTACAATAATTGACGTGCCAAAAACTTTAATTTCTTTTGCTGGTATATTTAAACTTTCTAGTTTTTGCTTCATCATCTTTTGCATTGTCTTACTCCGTTGTTTGTTGTCTTGATTCCCTCAACATAGCACATGTAACCCGGATTGCAATAGTTATTTTATCTATTATCCCACTTTATACTTATTTGTTACCTTCTATAGCCTTAAGGGCTTTCTTAGGTTTTACTTGGTTTATATGAAAATTCCATGCGTTTGTTATTGAGCCTTTTATACTACGTTTTGCACTCTCACCTATTAACTTCCAAGCATCAGGATACATTTGCTGTATGTGTCCACAAACATAACTAGCTACGTTTTCCGAAACTACTTCGGTTAACTCCAAAGCCTCTTTAGCTATATCTAGTGCTTGTTGTGTTTGGGTTAGTTGCTTCTTTAAAGTTGTTAATTCATTAGAAGCTATTCTTTGTTGATTCTTTATTTCCTCAACTGTCCAGCCTCCATAACCTAGTTCTTTCACATCTACCATATTACTTACCTTTCATTGTCACTAATTGCATGTATAAATGTGACGCTTTCTTGTGCGCCATTACTTCTTCGGGTGTCATTTTATACATTTCATGGTCTGTTAATAATTCCCAAGGTTTTGGCAAGCTATCAAGTAATGCGTTTAGCGCTGCTTCTGCGCTCTTTTTAGCTTGATTCCATGATGTACAACTATTTCCTTCATGGATAGGGGTAGCCATACGCTCTATTATCTGTTCTTTACTTAGCATACTTACTCGCTCCTATTATGTTAATTTCTCTACGGAAATCCAACTTTTGCTAGATTCTCGCGGCGCAGAATAATAAGAATCTCCCCAAACTAAATCACCACCATAATAACCGTTTGAATCATTTCTATAATCAATAATAATCTCACCTTTATCAGTTATTATCTTAAACCCATAATAAGCGACAACATCACAACCAGGCAAATCACCTAAGTTTGGCATATCCAAATCACCCACCGCTATAACCTTGGCTGGAAATCCTAACGCTGGTAATTCCACCGACTCTATCCAGGTACTAGAACAACAATCCCCATAAGTTCCGGCAACAATATTACCTTCTGCTATTTCAAATAGAATCGCCTCTTTATCATCTGATATTTTTATTCCGGTAATAACTTTGTTTATTAATTCTTTACTCATCCCCTCACCTCCTTATTGATACCCTTAATGCAGGAAAAGCAAATTATAAAGTTGTACGTATCAACTCTCAAACTTACTTTTCCCTAGGACTTTCACCATATTAAGGAACCTGCACAACTTACTTAAGTTCCTAATTTTTGCATACGCCAGTACTAGCCGTTGTGCCGCAACTTTTAACCCTTTCGGGTGTTTGATACCCTTAATGGGTTATTCCTGTAACAAGTCTATAATTTCAGATAAGGCCATCCCTGACACAACATCAGCGCCCAAACGTGCGGCCGCTTTTATCCTTATTTCACCCTCAGTTAGACCATCTAAAACATCAAGCCCGTCTCTAATTGGTTGCGTAGCGGTTCTAACTGCAAAATTAATTAAATCACCAAACATATCTCTTTCCTTTCCTTATGTGTTAGTCCTAATATTTGCTTTTATCTATAGAAACACGGGTTTCTATGTATTCGCCATTACCGCGACTTCTCAAATGAAGGGTAGTCATCTTGTCATTAGGCGGCTGGGATGTCTTAACAATATGCCAATCTATATGTTTAAAATCCTTCATCCACTTTCTTGCTTGTTTAGATTCTTCACTCCAACAATCTAAACAAGTATTGCCTAATTTTAACAAGATCCTCCATAAATCAAATACCAAGATTATCAATAAAGCCGCGCTTAATACGCCTAAAGTATTGTAAAAATATGTCATGTGTTAATATCCTAGTTCTTCTAACGTCTTTTTCGCTACTTCTTGGCATCTAATTAAAATACCAGTGTCATTCATCGTATAAATACTTCCTTCGCCGCAAGATTCTGAATCCGCCACAACCTTCAAAGCATCTACAAGCTTAGCTTCTCTTTCTGTTAGCTCTTTGATAGTCTCGGCAAACCTGATAGAAGCATCAATTTCACGCCTAAAACTATCATCTTTTGGCAAATTATCCAAAAACTCTAACGCTTCCTCTACCCTATCCTTTATATCCTGCATATCCTTACCCCTTACTTTCTATTAAAGCTTTTTCGTTTAAAGCGGTTAATTGCGCCTCACAATCTGCAATATGGGCTTCAATTACAGGCTTTGCTAACTTCCATTGCATCCTGAAAATTCTTTTGCTACTATCTCCATTAGGCACGCCAACCTCAATATTTCCTTGCACGCGACCAAAAACATCCCTTATGTCTTTCTGACTAAAAGTTGCTTGCGCTTGCTCAATCTCAGCAAGCAAATCTTCAGATGCCTTTATCTCCCGATATATTAACGCGATATCTGTTGCCGTTTGTTGTTTAATCATATCTACCCCTTATAATTATCTATTAACTCTATTAGCTGCTTATACAGCTTAGATTCTATCCACACATCCAGCCGTATCAGTTTTTTCTTCTTGCGTTCCCTATAAGCTGCTATTCGTTGTGCGCCTGTTTTTACCATAATTAAATACCTCTTAAACTCTCTTGTAACATCGTTACTTGTAATTAGCAATATCTATTTTACATTTATGCTAATTATTTTCCTCTAGGTATTCACTGATTGCTTTTAGAATTTGGTAATTATAACCCAACTCTTTATCAATACACCACGCAAACCTGTTATCAATAAATTCCAATAGGGTTTGTTTCTTAGGTTCTTTCTTTTCTTCTTTAGGATCCGATATGATTCTGTATGCGATTATGTCGCCATAAACCCAATTCCAAAACTCGGCATAATCCGCGCCGTGTATATCTCCATTTTTATCTTTAACCTCTACATTTAAATGTTTATAGATGGGGCATTCGCCATATGAGTTCCCTTTTGCTCGCCACGCATCACTATTCCACTCTATCCATCCATCATTATCTTGTTTATCAAGTATAGGGAGTTCAGGCGAGAAACTATCCCAGATCGAACTATTAGGCTTTTCCTTATTGTTGGCTATATGAGTAAATACAGCTTCAAGGGCTGCTTTCATACGGTAATTATATAATATTATGGGTTTTTTTTCGTTTGGAGATAAAGATTTGCAATTACAAAAAGCGGTAGAAGCAACTTGCATAATATCATCAGTAATCTCTACCTTCCCCAACTGGTCACATTTTGTGACCGATTCACTAGGCCATAGGCTGATTAGGTCGTATATTTCTGGGTTAAATTCTTCATCTGGGTGTATGTGATATTTACCATCAGCACCCCAAATAGCGGTTTCGCGAAATTGACCATCCTTTGTAAATATAATTCCTAATAAACAAGTAGCAAATCCATGAACAATATATATTTTTCCAACTAAAGCCTTTGAGCCATCCTTGGTTCTGTAATAATTTTGAGCCTCTATTTTATCCCCATTCTCTAATCTATATTCAGTCATATAATCCTCTTTATCGTTAAATCTTCGTTTTAAAGCCCATAGAGTGTTTTAAGATCCCACATTTTTACCAATCAATCCCATTCAGCGATAAGCTAATGCGTTTTAAACGGCATTTTAATCGTAAGGCATCCTATGTAAAACCGCTTTACCTTTTTCTCCAATGGAAAAACTAGGCGTTGTGTCTGAAAGATTCCTGACAAAATACCCTCCGAATGTATGGGTTCCTCCGGTTTGCCTCTCAATAAACAAAACTAATTTCTTTAATAACGCTTGTTGATCTCGTGTCTGTTTTGTTAATTCCTGAACTTTTTCACGCAGCTTTTGTTTTTCCCATGCCTCATAATATTCTTTCGATTTCATGCGTTTAAATCCCTGATTTTGGTTATCTTTAGAGCAAATGCACTTCTAGGGTTGCCACCAAAACTAACTAAATAACCCTCTTTACGGTGTATATCTTTTGTGACTTTGTATAAATAAGCTATTCTACCCACTTTATTACAATAATTACCATTTATCAATGAGTAACCCCGCATTTTAATATATTCCATGGCTTTTTCATACGTGGTAAAAGTTCTCCCGTTATCTTCATACGCGCTGTTAATTTGTTTTTCAGTTAAGGCTTGTTTATCCGTCATTACTTCCATTATCTTTCTCCTTTAAATTAATTGTTCCAAAGCTTCGTCGAGCGACAAAACCCTATTTTGGTTTTGTTGTGGCGGGGCATACGCACCTAAAATCTTATCTATGCGTTGCCTTAAAAATTTCATCTTGTGCCATTTATCTGTCATCAAAGCTATAAGCTTTCCAGAGCTGGGCATAAATTCGTTACCCTCCGCTTGTTTGCGGTATTTATCGCAAGCCTCAGATATAAGTTTGATCGGGTAACATTCTAAATCCTTGCAATAATCCATAAACATGTACTTGGTTTCCTCTGGTGATTTATTCGCTTTTCCGCAATGTAAACTAAGTTTTTTTATTTCAGTAATAATTTGTTCTTTGCTTGCATTTTGCATAATTGCGTCTAAAGTTTTAGAAGCTTCTTTAGCTGAATTAACTAACCAATCGTGCTTTGGGATTGGCATCATGTATTTATGATTGGAAGCCTTTTCAATCTTAAATCCAACAACTTTACCATCTTCAAAAATACAATTACCATCCCAATCAATGTCCTTGTCGTTCAGTAAGTTCAAGAAGGGCTGCGTAAGCCCCGGCTGTGATATTATCATCTGCCGTTGGTTTTCTCGGTAATTCGTAAGATTGGATTGCGTAGTCATCTCGCCAGCAATCTTTTTCAAGCCATCTGAAGGCGTCTTTGTTGGATTGACCTGTATTTCGGATATATGTTTCATATTTACGTACTCCTTCCATTATGTTTTCAAATGTGTCTTTGGTTAAAGCTATTTTAAATTTATTCTCTGCGTCTTTTCTTGAACCTTTACTTCGGTTGTTTTTGGGAAAAGCATTCCAAAAGATTTCAAAAGTACGTTCAAAGTCTTTTTGAACGTTATCAGGATTCGGTAAGAGGGATTCAGGATTCAGTAAGAGGGATTCAGTAAGAAGGGATTCTTTCACCAGTTTAGCACCAGTCTTGCATGGTGCTGGTATGGTGCTGGCACTTTCTTTAACATGACAATTTTGGTGTTTTGTGAAGTTAACTATCTGAATATACTCTTTATTTTCGTGGGCGTATCTAATGATAAAACCTCGTTTGTAAAGCTCGTCTAATAGACGGTCTGGGTCGCAATTATCATAAGGGAGGGTCTCGGCTTTTATCTTTTTTGGTCTGTCTTCCAGTCTTCCTTCGCGGTCTGAAATTGTCCAAAGACCGATAAACATAATTCTTGCAAGAGGATTACACTCTGCAAGTATATCATTCGTAAAGAAAGACGGTTTAATGTTTCTGGCGCGAGGCATAATTTATCCCTATACGGCTAGGTGTTGCTACGGGAAAAAAAGTGTGGCTGGCAGTCCGTAAGCTACCCCTGTTCGAACAGGTTGCCACACAAAACTATTATAAAAAACTATTCTTAAGATGCAACTATTTAATTGCAAAATATAAATAGTTTATCAATTAAGAGTTCTTGCGATAGCTACTAAACTGACTTGTTGTTTAACGTTGGTCATTCTAGTAAATTCTCTACATAACTCCATCAATAGACGGGCTTTTGTCGTTACTGGTTTTGATGACTGGAGATTTTCGCATAAGTCAATCCAGTTAATTTTAAGGATATTTGCAATCACAAATAACATGTCTATTGATATGCGGTTTTGCCCTTTTTCGTACTTTTGTAATTGCTGACCACTTACACCAATTAAAGAACCTAATTGATTGCGTGACATTCCATTTGCTAATCTAACCTCGCGGATTCGCATACCTATCGCTTTGCTTACTGCGTTTTCCATCTAAAAACTCCTACTGTAAAATATTATCTCAAAATAAATTAAACTTATTAAAACCGCCGAAAAGAAACCAGCAAGATACAACTCAACAGCTTCTTTTTTGCTTATTAAATCTTCTTCTAAGTCGTCCATAAAATACCTATTAGTTGAAGTTAATGTAATATACTTAACTTATAGGTACTAAATTATATGTCAACTAGTAATTTAAAAAAAAATTCTAGTTTAAATTATAGGTTGTTAAAAAGTTAATAATTGACATGCAAATTTGAAATGCTAATATTGAACGGCAAAGCACGCCATCCTGAATAGAATGCAAATTGTATAAAGGATGGTTTAAGCTTGCCAATAATCATAAGCTGTTTTATCAGCCATCATGTCGTCTGGGACGTAAAGTGATCTTTCTTGTTTTTTTGGTTTTTTTCCGCTATCTCAGCGCATTCTTTACAGCAATAAATTTGACGATTGCTTGATTTCTTAAATGGCAAAAGGCATGTAGGGCAAGTCTTGGGCTTGTTTAAACCATTAGTTCTGTATCTATAGTCTGTTTTTGCACACTTTTTAGAGCAATATTTACTTCTTTGACCTTTGCCTGTATTTTCCTGGAAGTCACAATTACATACTGGACATTTCATATTACTCCTAACTCCTTTAAGATTTTTTCAACATCTTCAACCGATCTTACTACATGTACTACGTGCCCGTCTTCCCGTAACTCTTGATGTAAAGCCTCTTGTTTTTCTGTTAGTTTACCTTCGGGGGCTTTTACTTCTAAAAAAATCACCTCGGAATAACCACCTTTAATACCTGTACTTCCGTGAATAGGTGTAACTTTAAAGATTTCTATGTCAGGCCAGCCAGTACGAACGCCACGCGCTTTAAGAGCTACTTGCCTATTTCTTGCCGCATTACCAGACGCTTGATTACTTACTTCTACTGTATGCCACCGTGAGGGGCGTTTAATAACCATATTAAGATACTTAGCTATTGCTAAATGGATTTGGTTTTCGAGTACAGGTACTTTCTTTCTCTTAGTAGCTCTGTCTATATTTGGATATCTTTTCATTAGTACCCCATATCAATTACACTTACTTTGCCCTTGGTTGCGCTATCTATTTTTAAAGCATGGTCAAAACTAGGACGCACTTGTTGATGCAACCAATTACTAACAGTTTCAGGGGAAACACCTATTTCAACCGCAAAATCTTTCTTTTTAATATTATTTTCCGCTAAGTAAACCCGCAGTTTTCTGCTAAATTCTAACATTTGTTTAAATTTCTTTAAATTAACTATTGACACAAATTCCTTGAAGTACTAATATAATATACATAAACAAAACGCAAGTAAATATTATGAGGTGTTTATGCAAGTAATTTCTAACAACGTTTATGAAGTAAGTAATTACAACGGCGCAATGCTGGTTTTATTATCTGGTAGCGATGAATTTTTTACCGATGCTAAACCAGATGGCTACTTGTTTAGCGTTAATTACGATATGGATGAATTCGGTCGTAGAAGCGTAAGTATTAGTGATGTACAAGCTGAAAGTATGCCATTTAAAGGCAAGTATTATATTATAATGGACGGTGATAGCCAGCCGTACGTAACTAATGATATGGATATGCGTTACGATCATAATATAGTTAGTGGTTTCTCTGGTGAAAGAATTAATCCGCATTATGTAGAAACTATTGTGCTAGATATGGATAATTTAAAAGTGTGCATTGAAGATGATACGCATGATTTATTAAAGACTATTAAGGATATACAAGGCGATAGAAAGCATGAAAGACAAGAAATGACATGGGGGCTGTAATGGAAAATCCGTATGAATTTATAAGATCGGCTAGCGAAATTCTTAAAAAGAAACGTAATGATAAACTAGATGCGTTGTTTCAAGAATACATGGACGCGCAAGAGCCTGATAAGAAGTTTTTTGCTATGGAAAAGTTTATAATAGTAAAAATGAGGATGAATTAAGTTTATGGGTAGTTGGTTGATACTGCGTAGCGGGTGGACTGGCTACCCACCAAAGAGGTTTTATGAAACAAGAAGGCGAATACACACTATACGGTGAACAAGATGATTATTTATTATCAGAGGAAGAGTATGCTTACAGAAATTCAAAAGGAATTATTGAGTGCCCCGCTGGACAGGAGCAAAGTAAAGACGCGTCAGCAGAGTGGTAGGGAGTTGTCGTATATAGAATCATGGCACGCTATAGCAGAAGCAAATAGAATATTTGGTTTTGATGGTTGGTCTAGGGAAACTATATACTGCAAGGAAATATCACGGATAAGCTGTAAAATCGGGGCTAACAGTAAAGAGGGTTTTAAAGTAGGCTATGAGGCTAAGGTTAAAATAACGATAGAAGGAGTGACAAGAGAGGGTACGGGGCATGGATGCGGTCAAATGAGTGATTTATTTGATTGTATAGAAAGCGCAGCCAAGGAAGCTGAATCAGACGCAATGAAACGGGCTTTAATGACTTTTGGTAATCCCTTTGGTTTGGCGTTATATGATAAACTACAACGTAATGTAGAAGATGTAAAAAAAGAGCCTACGCCGGAGCAAAGAATTGAAGCCGCTAAAAAGAAAGCGGATGTGATTATTGCTGAATATAAAGGCTGCAAGGAATTAAACGAACTGGCTATAGTGCAAGAAAAGTTTCACGTCGAGTTAAAAAGATTTAGTGAAGCTTATCCTGATATATTTAAAGAGATTAATACAGTAGGTTTGCAGGTAATAGGGAGTTTTGACCAATAATTTTAATAAAGGAAAATAAAATGCAAGAAAGACTACAAATGGGTGGCAATAATCCCCCTTCCGAAATTGAAATACTAAAACAAAGGCTAGAAAGTCATGTTAAGGAAGAAAAATTAATAAATGAATTAACTGCCCGCTTAATACCAAGTGAGTTGGATAACGATGTGGAGGCGGGTACAATTGCAGATCATATAAAATCTTTGAAATCCGTTCGCTCTGTGGTGGAAAATATATTCAAAGCTGAGAAAGCGCCGTTCTTTGAAGCCTGTAAAGTTGCCGATGCTTGGAAAAACGCTAGATGGTTAAAAATTGATGATGCTATTACCAACGCTAGTAAGCCAATACTTTTATGGAACAAAAAGAAAGCCGATGAGGAGAAAGCTAGACAATTAGAGCTTGCTAGATTAGCGCAAGAAGAAGCTGAAAGATTAGCTAAAGAAGCGGAAAGCCATGCTGGGGCTGGTATTCCCGATACAGCAGAAGAATTGATTGACTTCGCTATTGAGGAGGAAAAAAAGGCCGACATATTAATTGCGCAAGCTAATGATGTTAGGGGGCGTTCTTATGGCTCTTTTGCGTCTGCTTCTAGTCGCAAGGTTTGGGTAGGGGTTGTTGAAGACCCAGCAACTCTTGATATTGCCGCACTGAAAGTATACTTTTCCGCCGATGCGATCGATAAGGCGATAAGGGCTGCTATTAATGATGGTGTGCGCGAGATTCGGGGCGTTAAAATATACGAAGAAGATAAATTAACAATTAGATAGAGGAAAATAATGATTAAGAAATACGATATAGTCGCTACAGTTGGTACATACCAAAAAGACGGTCAAACCAAGAATAAATTTAAAAATGTTGGCGTGGTAATGGAAAAAGACGGGAAACCTTTTATACTTTTAGACAAGACGTTTAATCCTGCTGGTATGCCTGGAGATAAAGAAAATGTGTTACTCTCTCTTTATGAGCCTAAAGATAAGGGAAGCGATTACAATCAAGGTTTACAACAACCACTAGATGACCATATACCATTTTAGCATGAAAATACGAAGCATAAAACACCGTAAGTTTATAAGTGAGCAACCGTGCATGATAAGCGGCTTAATCTATGGAGTGCAAGGACATCATTTATTAAGGGCTGGTGATCATTCGATGGGTAGTAAGGCGTGCGATAAATGGTTAGTGCCTTTACATTGGACAATACATAATGCGCTTCATAAGAATGGAAATGAAATAGCTTTTTTTGCTAATCACGGCTGGAATTATGGAGACGTAAAAGAGTTTGCAACAGGGTTATGTGTGATTAGCCCGTGTCAAAAGATAAGGGGATTATATGAAGATTAAATACGCAGTATATCAATATAAAAATGGTAACTACTATGTTCCCGTGACGATGCCTAGAGAATTAATTGAGCTATGTAATTTTGAGCATAAAGATAGATTTCATATTGTTGTTACAAGGGAATCTATATCAATTACTTATAGCCCAATTGGGGCTTATAGTTTAGCTAAAAAAAATCAAGAGAATTTGGTATTAAATTTAACTAACTTAACTAGCGAAGTAATAAATATATTAATAGCTAATCACAGGCGTTTTTTAGTTGGTGAAATTAAAGGTGATTCTTTGGTTATTGATCTGTCAAAATTAAGCGAAAAACCTAAAGGATTTAACTTGTTTAATTTGTCTAAGAAGGGTTTTAAAAATGGATAATTGGTTGTGGCCTCAGTGGCTTATGTTGACGTGGTTCAGTCTTAATTTGTTATTGGGAGCGGCGTATCACGATAAGCCTAAAAAAGGAAATTATAGTTTTATTCCTACCGTCGTGGCTGTAGGAATATCAGCCTGGGTACTTTATAGCGGAGGATTTTTTAAATGAGTGCAATACAAGCAGATTATCGTACGCAAAAACATATTCCTTCTAGGAAATGTTACCAGTTGATTATGGAGGTGGCTGAAGAAGATTACCCAGAGGTATGTCGGGTTTTGGGTTATCCAAAAACAGGTGAAAATACTTTTGTTGGTATAGCATTACTAGATAAAGGTGTTTTAAAAGGGGAGAATTCGCCCCAATTAGAAAAGACAGAAGGTGAGAGGATTAGGACAAGAGCGCATGTTTACCCTAAGAATGAAATGTTTTGCGCTTTTGTTGCGGAACAACCGGCATACATAGGGTATGGCAATACTGAAAAAGAAGCTACACAATTTATTTATAATTATTGCGGTATTACTTCGCGTTCGGAGTTTGCGAAAAATCTTGATGCGCAGATTAAATTTAAAGCTTTGTTAGCTAAATACGAATCATGGAAACTAGAGAATAGTTATAAAGATAACTTAGGGAGGATTTAATATATCAGTGAGTAGGAAAGTTTGGTAATCCGCTTTGTTTGGAACGAAGAGACCGCAGGTTCAAATCCTGCCTCACTGACCATAAAAAATATATGTCACGCAATAAAGATCTAATATGGCCTGGTATAATGCTAATAGCTTCTCTTACTAATGTTGTAGGAGCTAGCGTAGCTATAGCTAGAGGTGATGGTAATGATAGTTTAGCTTTTAAGACTGGATTGTTCACATCATGTATATACGCGACTGGGCATTTTGTTAAATTAATACAAGTTAAATATGAGAGTTGGGTTGAAAGGGAGGCAGCAAGAAGGGCTGTACTTCCATTAGAGACGATAGTTGTACAAAGATAGTTTTTATGGGTGGTGCTGAATGAGTAAATTCCTAACCCTAGCAAGGGACTCTTAAATAGGCGATGCGCACCACCCACCAATATAAGGAATAGAGAGGATTATATGACTTGGTTAGGAATGCTTGGATTGTTATTTATAGGATTAAAATTAGGTAATGTTATTGCCTGGAGTTGGTGGTTAGTTTTGTTACCTTTATACGGAGGTATTTTAGCTTTAATCTGGATATTTATAGCTTATTTATCATTTAAAGTATTTAAAGGTTAATAGTATGAAACAAAAAGCTGAAAAACTCCTAACCGAAATGCGTATGCAAGTTGTTATATCAGATAAAGCAACTATGCCTATACCATTATATTATGATATCAAAGAGTTAATAACTGAATTGATGAAGGGGTGAATATGAAAGAGAAACTACTAAAAGTGAAAGAGGCAGAGGATTGGTTAAAGCAATTTAAAGAATTTACTTATTCTGAGACTTTAATACAAGACTTACTTGATATGGTGAAAAAAAGGGTTTGGCAACCAATAGATAGCGCGCCAAAAGATGGGCTTAAAATTATTGGTTATGCCTGGGATTTTCTAAGAAATAAACATGATATAGAAATAATCTGGTATGAAACCAACGAAGAAATTATTGAATTTGAGGGTTTTACCAATGGTTTTAGACCGAAGTTTATACATGAAAAGCGTTTGTGGTCAGATGGTGGTCAATATTATACTCACTGGATGCCGTTACCTGAAAGTCCAGCAGCCATAGAATCTATTAAGGGATAAAGACAATGGATAAGAAAATATGGGAAATTAAAGATATAATTAATAGCCAGAAATCCGTTGGATTATTTAAAGAAATATGGATAAGAATTTTCGGAAAAAAGCATGTTGGTTACGACATCTTGCCAAGCGGTTTAACATCTGTGGTTATTATGCACGAGTATAAAGGCGTTTTTTATATGCTAACTCCTATAAGATATATTAAAGGATTTTAACAATGGATAAGATGCTTGATGATAGAATTGCAGAAATATTAACCTTGTGGAAAAGCACAAACAATAAGTTTAACGCAACCATTGAAGAGCAATATGCACGCGTTGATAGCGAGCGCTGTCTTAAAGAGAAATCATTTACTATGGCGGTTCTTATCCGCGACATGCAGCAAGCCCTAGAGCAGCAAAAAGAGAGGGAGGGGAAGCTTGTTGTGGCTATAAGAAAAGAACTAGATTTAGCAATAGAATATAGAACAAGGTTAGATTTCTTAAAAGAACGTACGCCTTTCCAAGAAGGTTATATAACGGCATTGAGATTTACGGAAGCCACACTAAAGGAGTTAGGTATATTATGACTAACGAAGAATTTGTCGCTTCACTTGCCAACTTAAGGGAAGACCAGAAAAAAGCCCTTAATGCTTATGTTGAGGTTATGGATGAAATCATAAAAAGCAAAGAGCCAATAGCGGTTGCTATGTTTTGGGTTGGACAAGCTGATTTATTAAATGATGTTCCTGTTACATGGGTTAGCAATTTAAGCAAAAAATCCTTACTTCATTATATGGAGCATGGAATTAAAAGAATTAAAAAATCACTAGAGCAATCCGATGACTAGATCATGCAGCATACCCGATATAGGGAACCTAAGAAAATGGTTTGAAAAGAACTTTAGTCATGCCTGTAGTGCACATGATAAATGGTATTCTTGCCGTACCGTTACAAGATGGGAAGCCGATTACTGGTTAATTAGATATATGCTTGCGTGTGTTAAGGATAAAACTTTAAGATCAAAGATAATAGTATACTACCCAACTATCTTAATTACGTTTGTGTTAGTTAGGTGTTTTGGGTGGGTTAGGTATAACAAATAAAGAGAAATTATATGCAATTAAAATTTAGGGATTTTTATGGGCAACATGTAGAAATTCATAACAATACGGCAAGTGGCAATATTCGTTTAAAAGTAAATACTTGTAAGAACCTTAATGAGGTTAAGATTAAGAAAATTGAAGAGTGCGATACGGAAACGGACATATCGCTTAATTACTCTCAGCTTAAATTGCTACAAAGTGCTATAGAATCAATATTAGCGGAAAACGAAGAGGACTAACCTATGAAAATAGCAGATCAAGCTATAATGATAAAAGTAGCTTATAACTTGGCAGATTTGATGCTAGAAGCAAGAAAGGAGAAAGACAATGCCTGAAACACCTTGCGAACATAAATTATCTAATGAAGTAATGAGGTTGTGCCGGAATGGTGATGTTTATATAAGAGGAAAGTTGCTTACTGAGGAAGATATAGAAAAGATTTTGGTAACACTAAAAGTTAGTAAGGAGTAGTTATGCACGATCCGTTAACACAAGTTTTTCAGATAAAATATCCGTGGGAAAAATATGGTAAAAAAGGTTCAACTGAATGGGAAAAGAGTTATAGAGATACTTTTATAACTATTTGGCATAAAGACCCAGAAAAAGATCATTCCGATGATTCTTGTGGTTGGTTTAAGCGTGCTAGACACGGAGATAAGGACGTTCTGCAAAAAATTATTAAACGGTATTCCGGCGAATGGGACAATGAATACGCAGGCTGGTTTGATAAAGATGGAAATCCTATATTTTCTATCATTTCTACTGTTAATAATTTGGTATGGTTTGCCGCATTCGAGCATTTCGGCACTCGCGAAAAAACTAACTCATTCATGAGGCGTAATATATTTGATATAATTTTCTTTGCCGAAAACCCAATTGATTCTCTCTTTCCTTATATAACCCAAAAATACGGCAAAGAAAATAAAGAACGTAGAATAGAGCATTTAGCTTCAATTATTTATGGATGGGTTTTGCGACAAGAGCAAAAATGGTGGCAACATCCTAAATGGCATATTCATCATTGGCGTTTACAAATACATCCGTATCAAACACTTAAAAGATATTTGTTTGCAAGATGTGCTGTATGTAAAAAAGGATTTAAATACCACGAACAAGTAATGGGAAACTGGAGCGGAAATGCTATATGGCATATGGGTTGTCAAGAAACTTTATATAAAAATAAAGTAACCCCGACCGTTTGAGCTTCCAAGGATAGGCTTGCGGGGTTTTATCTACCAATTTGTTAAGGTCAACAAATTGGTTATTTCTTAAGCCAAAATCCTATTGCACCAAAGATAGCTGTAATTACGGCTACATAAGGTTGCGCCACGCCAAGGGTCGGTAATACAGATGCCGTGGTTGCTGCAATAGCCGCATAAGATGATGCTTGTGTAAGTCTTTCTTTCATATAATCCTCTAAACTATAATTGCCCAATCTTCTGCCAATACGTCGCTTTGACTAGCTAGCCAAGGTACAACGGTATTTTGAGTTGTTTTCATAGCAATATACGCTTGATACGGAACTACATCCCCAAACGCCGCTTTTGCCGCTTCTGTTTGCGCTGGATAGCTATTAGCAGGAACGTGATAAAGGAACATACCTTTACCATTCCATCCATACCGAGCTAGTTTTTTACCTTCTTTTAGTGCTTCAATTGCCTGTCCAAAATTTAACATCATAAACCTTTTTGTTGTGAATAAGATAACCCGCTTGTGGTGGAGCGGGTATTGTTAGTGTTAATTTATCATAAAGATGTTGCATTTGCAAGATAATATGCTAGAGTAAATTATCTCTAGTTGTGGTTAATATGGCCAGTGCCTCTGGGAAACTACGCACTGGTTATTAATCCAGGAACATAACCGCCAGGAACTTTAGTCAATACCTGTTTGTCTATATGGCCTAATACGTAACTTACATGCACTAAGTTATTCATAGGCTCTAAAATTAACTGCTTAAATTCCAGATTATCCCTTATCCACTCTGCTAGTTCAATATTGGATACTTTAGAATGTCTTATGTCAGCAGCGCAAGCTATCATGTGGTCGCTTTTCTTTGACCCGCCAACACCTTCATTTACTTTTTGGCTTCGATACCAAGATAAAGGAGAATACGCGCCGTAACGCGCCCTAATGGGTTCTAGGTTGTTATTAGCTAAACGTATAGCGTTCATGTAGTATATCGAAGGCAATACGTTGTCTAATTCGTTATCTCTTGCATATTGTGAATGTTGGACTTCATCTATTGTAAAATGTTTGGATATAGATATTTTCATGCTATAAAATACTTTGCGATTCCGATTAATATACCAGTAAGAGTTATAGCTTGCACAATAAGTTTAGCAATCCATTTTAAAGTACTGTCTCTTACTACCATAGCTGTAATAGTTTTTTCAATAGAATCCATGCGTATTAGTATATTTTTACCTAAATCTTTAAATTCTTGGATTGCAAGGGTAGAAAAAGCAGCTTCGGTTTTAATCCTGTTTATTTCGTCATTCTGCCTTGCAACCGTTTCTGACAGCTTTGTGTTTGTTTCAGCAAACCTCAAATAATCTGAAGTATAATCCGCCATTACCTGCGCGTATTTATCGTGTTTCTTGCCACGTTCTTCAAATTTATCATAAAAAACATTTTGTGTATGTTCTATGGCTACTACTGAACGCTCAAGATCATCAACACGGTTCGCGAGGGTTTTTGACATTTACGCCTCTTTCACAAATAGCCACATAAGCGCATGTGTAACAGCACCTAGAATCTTATCATCACCTAGCTTTGTGATATCTATAGGCGTTACATCAACAGCTACTTCTGTTTCTAAAATCGGTTTTATTTCATCATTAAATTTTTGCAGTGATTCTATATCGTCTGGGGCAATACCGATTTCCCCTTTTTCGTTTTCTTTACCATAAGTTTTAATAGCAGCGTTACGTTTTTCTTCAAAAACTGATAATTCTGCGTCTATTTTCTTAAAGGCCAATGATAACAGAAACATCACCTGTGGGTTAATATCTTTCTTTAGAATCTCTTGGAATGCTTGTTTAGCGATAACCAATTCTTGCATTTTTACATTTATAGTCATTTTAAACCTATTTTGGAGTTATACTTGTTTTAAAATCTTGGTATTCTCTACGTTTCTTAACTAAAGCTTCTTTCGTTGCAGCTAATTGCCTTTCCATTTGCGAAATTTCAGTAATATAGTTTAACTCTACCTCGGACGCTAAAATCTCACGCTCTGTAGTAATAGTTTCTTTAAACTTGCCTTCCCCTAAGTCTGTATATCCTTTCATGTTGTTCTCCTTTTAATTGTTATATTATAAATGCCAGTTATTGTAAATATCTTATGCCGCTGCTATTGTTGTTACTGTGCCGCTACTCCCTTTATATTTTAAAGCACCTGATTCAACATAAATAGAACCGCCACCCGCTAACGTACCTGGCACACTTGCACGGTTTGCGATATACAACGCACCCTCTTGGCCTAGAATCATTTCACCAACAACAGCAGCATAGTTGGCTGTATATGTTCTAAAATACATAGCCCCTCCTGCTCCATTTTGGAAAATACTATGTATTCCGCTATGGATAAGCTGCGTGCTATAACCACCGCTATTAGAGTTCCCTAATTGGACGTATGCGCCACTAACTCCAGTTGCTATATAAGCGTTTAGTGTTGTGGTGTTATTCGTAGACATATTTCCGCTAGCGTCCACAACGAACTTCTGTGCGCCACTCCCGAACGTACCGTTCCATACGTAAAAAGCTCCATTCCCTTCACAGCCAATATGCACATTATTCGCAGCGGTAGAGCTTGAGCCAATTTGAATATGTCCGCGTCCTGAACCGCTGCTATCTTGTATTTTTATACATGGCCCGGTTCCGCCATTGTAAATATCTAATTTGGTATTATACCCACCCGTTGACGTTGGTATGCCACTCATTCCAACATTGCCGCCGTATCGTTGTAAGACAAGAGGAGTGTAGGATATACCGTTAGCAACGCCCTGTATCCACCCAAATCCGTCTCCACTAGGAATATCATACCCTATCAATAATTCCTTGGCGTTTGAAGCGGATGTGCCGTTATATCGTGCCGATATTTGCGCGGCTGAACCTGTATATCTAGCAACAAGCGTAAAATTCGGGGTATCTTCGCCTATTCCAACATTTCCACCTAACGGATTAAGCAATAAATTACATCCATGGTCTGAGCCGCTGAAAAAGTCGGTCGATTGTATCGTTGAGCACGTCCCTACACCACCCGTGTAATAATTTCCTAGCCTTAAGTAACCGGAAGCGCCGGATTGTACAGCTACTTGTGCTGGTAATGGGTTTGCCGCTCGGCTTGAATATCCCGCATTTTCGTTTACTACAAGCCGCCAAGATGGAGCTGTCGTACCAATTCCAACATAACCGTTAGTTCTATCTAAAGTCATTATATCGGTTTCGATGCCGTTGTTTACACCTTTAATCCACAAACGCCCCGTAGAAAAAGAATCTAAATTAAACGAATAACCGTAGTCATTACTTTGCTTAAGATAAAACATTAAATCGTTAGAGGATGAGCTGCCCTGCACAGTTAATTTTCGGCTTACCGTTGCCCCTGTGTTAATTCCGACATTACCCGCAGGAGTTATTCTGACTCTTTCATCCGGAACCCCTGCGCCCCCAAAAGTGCCGAATGTTAGCGCTGTATAACCAAATCCGCTGCCATCCTGTACTGCCTTAATATTAGCGTTGTAGCTTGATATCGATGCGCCGCTATCTGTAAGAAATGCTATTTCACAAGCGTTTCCTGTTGCTAGAGTAGCGGTGTTGTCTAAAACTATTCTTCCGCCGATACCGCCACTAGTTGAACGTGCAATATGCAGTAAGTCCTCAGGAACAGTTAAACCAATCCCCACAAAACCACCAAACGGTTGTAATAATAAATTGCCTTTAGTATTACTCTGGTTTGCACAATCTATAAACATCGCGTTGGTAGAATTTTGCCCAACCAACAGCCTGCTGTAATTCGTACCAAAGCTGTTGTTTGTTACTACAAACCTAGCAACTTCATTATAACCCGCAGAATTTGCATTATTCCAAGCGTCCAAGTAATTAGCCGGACTGTTAACGTTAATACCAACTTTACCACCAGTTAGAACTGTTAGCTGCGATGTTGCGCCGTTATTCTCGCGCATGTAAATGTTTTGGCTTGTCGGCCTGTTAAGGTTCAACTCTCCACCTGCTGATACCACTATTGAGTAATTACCAGCGTTAGTTTGATCTAGCGCAGTATTGCCAAAAAGTGCATATGTTGTACTCACAGGCCACGGCCCGGTCGCCACAGTTCCTATTGTTGTGTAAGCGGTTGCTGAGTTAATCGAAACCTTAGCATTCCACGTGCCACCATAAGTATCTGAGGTGTAGTTTCCAAACTCAAACCATCTAGGCGTTCCAGCGTCACTTGCGCCAACGAATCTGAGTGGATATCTAGAACCATCATTATAATATTGAATCGAATAACTGCCTATACTACCACGGAAGCCTATAGCGTCTGTATTTCCGTCTGCAAATAATAATGAACCAGCGGAATTTATACGTAGTATTTCCCTTCTTGTCGTCGCAGAAGAAGCGCAAGTTGAAATGGTGATGTAAGATGGTGTTGAAGTGTCGCTAAATGTAGATTCAGCATAATACTCTATTGCGGTGATAGCATTGCTATAACCTGTCGTAGCATATCCACGTCCAAAGAAACCACCGAGCCTTCCGCCTGTAGTTATTGCCGTAGGAGATGCAATCGTACCAGCACAGCCAAATACTTGCAACAAACCACCGTCATTACCAGAACCCAAGAAATATTGGTTAGTGCCTGCACCAGAAGCATTATAAGCAGAAATTAACCTTACGTTTGTCTGAATAAGAGACGTACCACTACCCATAGCGTTTATAGTCGGGGACGCCGCGCTGAGATACGCAACATCGGGTACGTATATTCCAGTGGTTGTTAACCTTAATCTTTCGGTATTATTGCGATAAAAGCTAAGATCATCATTACTTGTCGAGCCAAACCATAAAGCTACCGCACTAACCGATAAACCTAAGCCCTTAGTGCTAAGCGTCCAATAATTCTCTGTCGCTGCCGTTCCGCAAATACCCTGAAACGTGGAGGCCGTGTTATACGACATTATATATTGACTAGAGCTTGAGGTTACTAACACCTCGTAAACCGTGCCAGTAACACTAGGATGCGTGATAAGTAGATCAATATCGCCAGCTATAAAGTTTATCGTAGCGTAAGGGGATGTAGTTAGCTTAGTTCCATCGTAATAACACATACCAAAAGATGTTTGGGTATTGGTGTTTGTGCCTCCGTTTGCAATAGGGAGAATTCCTGTAATACCAGTTGTTAAAGGCAACCCTGTGCAGTTTGTTAATGTGCCAGAAGTAGGAGTGCCTAAAAGCGGGGTAACAAAAGACGGAGAATTTCCAAAACTAGTTAAAGATGATGCAGTAACACCAGAAGCAAGTGTCGAGCCTGTAAGTGTCCCTGCTGGCGCTACAACAAAGTTACTGTTGACCGCAGTAATTAGCCCCTTTGCGTTTACAGTAATAGTAGGGATAACATAAGATGAGCCAAACGAACCAACAGTACTATTTACCGTTGCAAGGGTTATAGCACCAGTATTAGCAAGAGTAGCGTCCCCTGATAAAGCCACATCTGTAGCTATATTAGAAGCATTACCAACTAAAATATGGGTATTAGTTAAAGTAGTTGACACAAGGCCACTAGCGGATACAATAGGATTTGCGGGGTCGGTAGAATCTACACTAATATTAGAACCAGCTACAATAGTATGCACTAAATCTTGCGTGGCTGCTAAAATAGCAGCATCTACATAAACCTTAGTAGTACCACCACCGCCCCATCTTTTTGCTCCGCCAGTTTTAGATTCTGGAAGCTTAACAAATATTTGTTCGCCATCACTCATGGTAAAAATTAAATTACCATCAGCGTTGGAATTTATCTCCCTTACATCCCGCCCGTCTTTTCCAGCTAAACCATCTATTCCATCCTTACCAGAGATACTAAGTCCATCCCTGCCAGGCTCGCCTTTCTCGCCTTTTTCTCCTGGCTCACCCTTAGGAAGTTTACCAGCGTTTATAGTGGTATTATCATCAAGACGTATGATTAAATCTTGATCTTGGTTAATACGGATGTTTCTAATACCACGCCCGTCTTTGCCCTTTAATTCTTCAATAGCAATGTCAGGCTCGTTAGCAGCCTTTTGTATTAAATAGGCAAGGATATCATATAGCTTTTCATCCACTATTTACCCCTACGCTTTGCTTTACCAGGAGTTAAGCCTTGTGCTATTTTCTTTGCTAGTGAGCCTTTTTTTATTTTTGGTTCTTTTGGTGCTTTGCATTTAGATTTCATGTTTATTCTCCTTGATTAATTGTTTGTAAAGCTCCGCTTTTTGATATGTTATTTAATAATGTGTAACCTCGCAAGGCTGGCTTATATCCAGTTGCAGCCCTACGCTGTAAACGCAAAATTATATCTTTCTGTTTACTTGGGTTTCTCTCAAATAGAATTTTTGCTATTTCTCCAGCTACTTCTTTATTTAAACCCTGATACCTATTAGATATATACTGCGTTACCTTTCCAAGTCCAAATTTAGCGGGGCTTGTCGCCATGCTAAGTAATTCAGAAGGGTCTTGCATCAAATTATCTATTTCTTCTTTACGTAAGATAGTGCGGCTATTTCCTAATAATCTTTGATTTAATTTGTGTTCTTCCGCTTGTTGTTCTAAAGATTTTTTCAATTGTCCGTATTCTTTAGGCTCTAAAATAGCCCTTAAATTATCCTTATACTCCTGTTTGCCAAATATCTTTTTTGATAGATCGGTTCCTATATTGGAAGAATCAACCATTTCACGTAGTTTATTAGCCACGCCTAACTTAAACAATTCTTTATCTATTTTGTTTAAAGACTTCATAGTGTCGCCTAATTGTATAGGTGTTTTGTCTAGGAAATCTTTACCATTCTGTACAGCGTTTTTACTTTCAAAATATGTAGAAGATTCTTGTAATGCGTCTTTATAAGCAGGATTAAGTTCTTTTAATCTTTGGACATAGTTTTTACGCAACCCCTCTATTGCCCTTCCTTCCGTATCTAATACTAAGCGCCCTGTAGTTTTATCTCTATAACCCTCAAGAACATCATCAAGGCCGCGTTTTACGTAATCATAATATTTAGTAAGAGGGTGTGAATCCCTTTTCATTCCGCCGCTTACAAAATCAAAATATTTTTCCGGTCTAGAAAACGACTCCAACGACTCACCTTCATTCTTTGCTATAGATTCTGCATTTGCGATTGCTTTTTTCATAGCTGGTCTTGCCATAAATGCTTCAAGCTTTTTATCTGGCGCTATAGGAACACTATAAGCAGCCTCATATTTAGGCGCAGCTTTTTCCCTTCCAGCTTTGATAATAGCTTCCATTGTTTGGTTTAGATCACCACCAGAAGATACATAATCTGATATAGTTTTTTTAATATTTTTTCCTGCTTCTGCTGTACGTTCTGCAACAAATTTCTCTGCTATATCCGCACCTTTTCCTGGAATATTAGCAACAGCTTCTCCTAATCTTTCAACGTTTTTACCGCCTACATCTACTAAAGGTCTAGCTTTGTCCAGCGTTGCAGGATTTACGTCACTATCAGCTAACCGCTGTAAAACTTTATCTTCTGCTTTAATTTGAGGTGTAGCCTTTTCAGCGGTCTTGGAAATAGCACCACTAGCGCCACGTGTAGCCAATGCGGAAACTATACCAGCCATCATTTGCACTACAGGGTTTTCAGTTACTTCTTGTTTGGTGTATTGCGTGGCTGCCCCCGTAGCCGCATCGGCCGCTAAATCCGTAGCAGTTCTAGAAGCCATTGAAGGAATCATTTTACCCAAACTTGCGCCACCCGCCATATATTCTGCCGCTGTATCAGCTATCTTTGCTAACCCTTCTGATTGTCCTGCATTGTTTGTAAACTTATCATAAGCCGCACGCGCAGCGTCACCAGGGGATTGCATAGTTAGAGGGGGGGCAACATCAGCCCCTATAGCAGCTTGCACGCCTCTTGTTAAGTTATATGGAACAGCACCAGCCGCATATATAGCGTCGGAAGGAGACGCCACAAAACTTAAGGCTGCGCGTCCTGTCCTGGCAAGGATAGATTTATCCATTTCTTTTGCGGCATCTTGCTCTGCTTTATTACGTGGGATGTCAGTAAAGCCAAAACCTTCTTGTGCTTGCGGGGCGGTAGCTGTTTTTCCTACTAATCCACGGCGTATAGCTTCCTCGTATGCCGCCTTTCTATCTTCTGGCAACAATCCTCTTTTATAAGCTTCTGCTAAGGCTTCCTCTTTAGAAAACATTACAACCCCAATAATTTCTTTAGTTCATCGTCAGAAGTATCTTTTAAGGCTTTAGGCGCGACTTTCCCACCATCAGGAACATCTTCTACTGGCGAATCTCTATTGTAAGTCTTTCTGTCTAAAATATCTTTTTGATGTTTCCTTGCATTACGTAAAGCTTTACTAGCTAACAAGTCTAATCTATCTAATGTTTTTTCTGCAGCCTCTTTAGACGGGAATCTACCGCCTGTAATTTCATCTAAGAAATCTCTATCAGCGTCAGAGAAGTTTGCGTTAGGCATCCCGTAAATAGATTTAGCTAATAATGTTAAGCCGTTTTTTGCCCCCTGCCAATTTACATAATTAGGTTCACTAGCTGCTTTTCCTATTCTGCCAAACAGCGGCCCCGTCATTTTAGCTTTCTGTAAAGCATCTCGTGCAATATCTATGTTAGTTACCAACCCTTCTACTTCTTGTGTTTTAGTTTGCAATTCCCCGTATTTTTTACCGCCTTCCCTTCCTAGAGTTTCATCAAGTTTGTCTTCGCCGCTTGCGCGTTTATTACGAAACCATAATTTACGTTCTTCTTCCGTCATTTTTTGTAACTGCTCATATTCTTTTTGTGCGGCAGTTTTATCACCGCCTCTAGCGGTATTTGTAGCATCGGCATTAAGCTTATTAATCTTTGCCCTTTCCCCTTGGACACTAAGCGGCGTAATACCTCTTTGTGAAGCATATTTCATTACTTTAGCTTTGGCATTCTGTGCATTTACTGGATCAGGGTCACTGTGTAAATCCTGCAAGATAGATGCATAAAGCTTAGGGTCACTTCCGGCAACCTCTGCTATAGCATCATCGACGCCCTTAGCCTCGGCGTTACCCCTAGCTACTTGTTCTTTCATTTGATTATAAATGCCAGTTTCAGCATCTATATTAATTTTTGTCTGATCTTGGTTTAATTTACGCATGGTATCAAAGTAACTCGCGCCGCCGTTATTTTGCGTCATTAAAGAAGAGGCTATATTTTGCAAGTCTGCGCCTGGGGCTGGCTGCGTTGCCGCTCTCATAGCCCTCATAATCCGGCTTTGCTGCCCTCTTAAAGTATCTTCTGATATTACACTTGTCATTATGCTGCTCCTTGTAACCACGGCATTGCTGAACCCATGTCTTGACCGCCTTGATTACTTAACATTTGAAATATATTAGACAAAGAGCCTCCACTTTTCAAGGCATCCGCACCAGCAGCAAATAATGTTGGTGCTCTGTTGTTATTTATATTTTGTGCCGCCTGTTGATTGGGTATCATACTACCATAATTAGAGGCATTAGTAGAGTACCCTCCGGCAGCCTCCATAATCCTTTTTAATGCGTTAGAACGTGCTGTAGTAGCGTTTGTATCGCCTTGTTTAATTAGGAACTGGCTTATAGATTCGTCTTGCCTTTCAGGATTAAAATACGAAGTCCTACCCATTAATTGAGATTTACGTGCCATCGCCAAAAGATTAGACAATTGTTGTTGAGTACTAGAGTTTAAACTTTGATTCTCCGCCGCTGTTAGGTTTTTAGTTATAGTGTCATTAGGATTAAGCATAGCCTGTAACAACCGCTCGCGGTTTGCCATAACTTGAAGCTGCGCCCTTTCTGCTTGTGTTTGTTGATAGCCTTGCGCGGTATTCTTTGCAGCAGATAACGCACTTAATGCCGATAATCCTGTCGCTATCATAGGTAAATATTGTAACATTACTTTCTCCCAAATACGTTACCGTATAACGTGTAACTGCTTAATATATCCGCACCTACCGAGGTGTCAGTTGTTATTGTTAATTGCGCTTGTTTACCCCGCCATCTTAAAGATAGTTTAGGGTTTGTTATTCCACTTGTTGTGGCTGTCACGACAACAGAATCAGTTGCTAATTGATCGTAATCACCTACCACGGAAATATTATACTTGATTGCGGCGGAAGTTTCAAAGACGGGTTTAATATATCTGCCATCTTTTATTATAATATCTGTATTAGATTCAGCTTCTTGAAGTGTATGCCAAGGAGAAACATAAGAGGTATTAATATTAACCTTATCCCCATTAGCAGAAGCGTCGTAATATATGCCACTTACATCAAACTGATACGCCTGCGAGGTAGTCGCGACTATTAAATCCCCATTACGTTTTGTTAAATAATAAGTTCCAGTCGCAAGTGGGCCTGTAAACTTAGTAAATGTACCAGTAGGGTTAAATTTACCATTACTAAAAATAGGCGTATAGTTATAGTTATAAATAACACTCCCGATTTTCATCATTACCCAATTTCTCCTTGGATAATGGATTAATTGTACATTTTCCGGCGCGGCTTCTTGTAACTGAAGCGCATTTATAATCTCAGTCTTTATTTGTTCGGATTTATTGTTAGTAGTAGTATTCTTGCTGTCAAACGCAGCCATAAACCCACGTAGGCCATCATAACCAATATACAACATCTCATTGCCGATATTCTGTAAACTATAAGGGCTAAACGCTCCTTGCGGAAATAAACCTACAGGATCAAGGTCTATAACATCCGCTGTAACGTCAGCTATCGGATTAGTGCCATCAGTTACCCAAACGGCCCTTTTACCTCCAACTACGAGATAACGTCCAAATGTATTCATAGTTAAAAGTCTATCGCCTTGCGCTTGTCTAGTTCCATAATCCATGGTTACGCTAGATAAAGTCTTACTAAATGTAGTAAAATCCTCTGGGTCGTTAGGGCCCGATACGCGAATTTTCGTAGGGTCTCTAGCATCAATTAAATGTAATCTTCCATAATGAACATGGGCGTATGATGCAATAGGCATAGCTTCTTTGAGAAACACAAGGCTATCCCCTGCCGTTTGCCCTGCAACACTAGTGACTGATATATTAGAGCTTACTGTAGTAACTTGAGTTACTGCGGTGCGTGTGGTATTATAAATGTAATCACCTATAGCAATTTCCGTAGTTGAAAAATTAAAAGCAGTCACCGAAATAATTAAGGCATTAGTTGCCGCGCCAGCCACCGCTACGTTATCCGTTGCCCCGTAATCGTTTACACCAATTGGAATAATATTCTGTTCTACTAAATCAAAAATTCTATATGCATTACCAGGAGCAGGTGAAGATGTGCCACCTATACCCGTGCTACGCGTTAATATATCTAAAGCACTTGTGCCCACACTAGTAATTAATGAATATATGTTACCAGTTCCAAGTCCTGTATCGTATTGAAAATTAACTATATCATTTACTGCAACATTGGTTTGCGTTTTCCAGTTGGTTATATCGCTATCAAATAATTGCGTCGCCGAAGTGGGAGAAGCCGCCACTCCTTTTGTAATTACCGCATGTAACTGTTGATAGTTATTACCACCAGTATAATATTGAGGTCTAGTTACACCATCAACTATAATTAATTTCTCGTTCATTTGAACCGAAACAGCGCGGCCTTCAAATTGCCCCGCTGTAAACGCCCCTCTCCCCAAAGGAGCTGATTTAGTCGCAAAAGTTACAAATTGACTACTGCCGGAAACGTCTATATACTCCCCTATTCCCTTCCAGGGACCGCCCGAAGCTATACCTTGCGTGCCCCTTCTTTTCTCTAAATCACCTAACATATTGTAAAATCTATTTACAATACTAGGTGAAAAGTCCAAAGGCTGTAGTTTGCTTGATGATTCCGTACCAAGTCCAAGTGCGGCGGGTTTATACTTTACTATCTGCATTAACGCCCCCTTTTGCCACGTGGTGGCACAAAGGACGTATCGCTTCCAGTATCTCCATTATAACGGTTATATGTCTCGCCTACGTATTTTTTAAACATAGCATATTCTTGTTGCCATTGCTGTGATTGATTGCCCCTTTCTTCGTCCCTTAAGGTATAAGCAAGAAGCCCTTGCGCTATCATCCTTGAAGGGAATTCAGGTATAGACGAAGTATCAGCAGTGGTTATTAAAGCTGGTTTTTTATAATAAGCAACATTAAAATTAGCACTAGCATTCGCTGTAACAGGCGTAGGAAATACCCTAACCCTTGGATTGCCTGTTGTGACGTTATCAACACCTACAAATGCATATTGCGTTGGAACCCCGTATACTTTTGCTCTGTTTAATCTACGTATATCATCTAAAGTAACTAGCCACATAGGGGCTATTTGTGTTCCAAATTGTATTTCGTGTATGCTTTTAGTAGCTACAGATGTATTAAAAACCCAATCAGATGTTGAAGAATTTGCCGTCACAAACGGAAAGGATTCTTCACGGTACATTTCTTGCCAATCGCCAAAATCGCTTATTTCAGCAATTACATCGTTCATGTAGTCAATCATAGCCATACCAAGTGTGTCTTGGCCTAATGTGCTTATTTCATTTACGCCCAATTTACGGCGCACCTCATTAAAGAGCTGTATATATGATTTTCTTGTGTCAGCTAAAGTAGATGTCATGAGCAAACTGTAAACAAATGGTTAGCAGGTCCGAACGGAGTAGGCACGTTAGTTTCGCCAACATTTACAGGAACGCAATTACCCACCTGAAAATCTTGCAAACCTGGATTCGCAAACGGAATAGGACGCGGGTCATCACACGGGCGGATAAAATCTTGCGGTTGCTCAAAGTCAGCATGTCGCTTAGTAACCATAATACCAGTATAATCTTTGGTAACTTGGTTAGAATAGCGAGTCATACCGCTTTCAGAGTCTATAATTAAAAACTCGCCTTTCTTCCATCTATTCCGCATTCCTGATGACATTATATTAACCCTACAACAGTTGCCACGCCTCCTGCGCCGATCTTCTGCACCTTTACCCTTGTAAAAGGAGCTTCTAACTGGCAACTAAAATAAGTCCCAGCCGCACTTGTGAATACAGTTGCAGTCGCTGTTACAACAACGCTAGTTGCAGGACTGCCATCATTACCAAATTGAGGTACTACAATTTCCGTAAGCACAGTTATAATATCGCCTGTATCTGCCCGTGAACCTGAAATAGAACGTATTTTATCATTCTCACACCTATAATCGGTATAAAATGTTCCATACGTTCCAGCCGAACTCTGAGCATTCATAAACAGGACGGGCGTTAAAAATGTAGCCATAAACTAATCCCTTATGATTCCACCTATTAAGGTCACGTTAATATTAACATCCGCCAAAGCAGCAGCAGAACCAGCAACAGATGCAGTAACTTTTACAACAACGGTTTTAGCACTTACACATGCCTCTGTCAGAGTCATGGCATACACACCAACAGCAGAAACAGCGTTAGCCGTCCCATATAACCCGTCAGTTGTGCCATCACCAATTTGTATTTTTGCGCCCTGCGCTATTCCACTTACTTTAACAGTTACAAAGCCATTAGAGTTAGTAATAAAGGCATTATCAGGCAAAGTTAAAGTTCTATCTTTACCACCCGCAGAAACAGTAACGGTTTTAGCAAATGCTACGCCTGTTTGCGTGTTTAAAGTAGGCCCTTGTCCGTTATCAGGACCCCCAATAGAAAGTATTGGAAATGTAGTTGAACCTTGTGTCATTTCTATAATCCTTATTTAAAGGGAGGGTTTCCCCTCCCTAATTATTACGCCCCAGCAGTGCCATAAATACAGCGCCAATCATCAAAGCCAGTAGAAAACCTTGTAGATGTTTTAATCTTAAGGTTATCAGTAGCAAAGTCGTTGTCTTTCTGTATTTCAGCAGCACGCCTACGGAAAAACTTCAATTTAGACGGGTTGTTGGTCATTAAAAACCAAGCATCCTGGTCTGTTATAAAGTTAGTCGTTACAGGCTTGATGTTCATGTTTGATATAACGTTAACATCGTTGTTACCTGTTTGCGTTTCGTACTGAGTTTCAAGAATCTTTCTAACTGTAAAGTAATAAGATCTACCCGTTACAATTTTCTCTACTTCGGTATTTAGCCTTAAACCCTGGTCGTCACGGAAGTCCTTAACATCAATAATACCTTGTTCTAGTGAAGTCTGAACTAAGTCAGCCGCGCTAGAGGGTTGGTTTGATGCAGTGCCGCCAGTACCAACTAAGGTATGAGTAGAACTAATAAGTGTAGTTCCATCCGGGCCAGTTGTGCTAAACGCGTTATTAAGCACGTTAGTAGCAACAATTTCCTCAGTCTGTCTCATTGATTCAGCAAGTAAACGTGGTATCTGGTTGATCTGATTGTATAAATCGTCTTCTACCATTTCCCTTGTCACCACACCACCTATTGAATAAGTGAGGTGTAAGAATTCCTGTTGGAACCCTTGGAACATCTGAGAAAATACAGCTTCTTGACCTTGTTCTTTAACCGCAGCCAAAGGAAAACCAGTCAAGCCTTGTACTTTTTCAAACGCTTGTTTACTTGTCATTACTTCCATAAATTCGGTATACATCGTTGGATGCATATCGTATCTAGTTCCGTAGATTTCTTTAATTCCAGGCCATAGCAGTTCTGCAAAATTGCCTGTTGTCATTACTTGAGCCATAATTTACTCCTTATATACCCGTATTGTTAACGCCAAAGGCTGCAAAGTTGATTTTTACCTCAACTACGCCCTTACCGTTTGCGTTGCCATATTCCGAAGCGTAGCCGTTCACTAGATCAGCAGGCGAAAGCCCTACGATCTGGAATTGACCATCAGCAGAAGTTGATGTTGCTTTTTTCAGTGTCATACCGCTACGTCCAGCCGCAGTAACTGGCGTACCAGCACTTACAAACGCATTAGACCCAATTAATGCTGCGGATGCAGTTACATCAATTGACGCTAAGTATGTTTTGTATGGGTCTACGTTGATAGATACAAAACCAGCTTGGCTAGACTGTAAATATAAACCCGTAGACGGTAGGTTAAAAGTTAGTGGGGCTGGTTGTCCGGCGTTATTTGATTTAAATATGCCCTGTACTACTCCCCAAACATTACCCGTTGAACCCACAGGGGCTGCCTTTCCAGTTGTTTTCATTTTCACAGCGTCACCAATAAAAAATTGATTCCCTGTAGATGATGAAACTGGCACTGTGATGATGATATCGCTACCACCATTCAAAGAACGACAACCCTGGAAACCTGCGACATTTTGTAATGAAGCTACCATTGTTTTCTCCTAATTAATTTCAATTGTTGTTTTAATCTGGGCAGCTCTAGCTATTGCTGAACCGCCTTGCTCTGGTATTAATTTAGCTCTTGTCTGCTTTTCCGTCTCTTGACGGTGATATTCTTCTCGTGCAACTGCCATATCTTCAGGAATTAACATAGCAATCAATTCATTATGAACTATGGAACTCTCTGCTTTGGCAATCGGCCTATCGTTTAGCTTTTTATAGTAATTACCCATTTCAACATCCATATTATGCTCTAGTCGGTTGGCAGTTACCCACCCCTCATATTGCAATCTACGCACGTTTTCTAAAGTATTACTTTTCCAAGCGGCTCTAAATCCTGGCGGTGCTTTTAATTCGGGTAAGCGCCTTGCAGGTTTAAATTCGACTTTTTGGCCTTTTTTCTTTTCAACTAGTGTCTTTTCTGCTTTTTTTGCTTTTGCAAGTTTTTCTTCTACAGCTTGCTGTTCTAAGATTTCTTGCTCCACAATTTTTTCTCTTTCTTTAATTATACTCATTTTTTTTGCTCCTTGCAAATCTAGGTCATCATTAATTGTTTCTGTCGTGCATAACGCTCTGGGCTTATCCCCATATTCCGCGCTACATTTATTTCAGCCTGGGTCAAACGGACCGTAGTTTTAGTAGGCACATCATTACCTCCATCACCTAGCACCGCTGGTTTAGGAGTAGTCTTTTTGCCCCTTATACGTTCGTCCATTACGTCCATTATTGTTTTAATATCCGCTTGCTTTCCCGCTGCCGCAAACTCCTTTGGAATACTTTCAAACAATTCTAACGCTTTGTCGTTGTCAGGATGTCCATTGTATAAATAACCCCTCAAAGGTTTGCCGTTCGCGTCTTTCTCTTGGGCTATAATTTCAAGATAAGCCGCATTACGAATATATTGCGCTTCAAATTGTTGTTGTTGTGGGTCTACCTTAGGTGCGGGTTTAGGTTCTGGCTGTGTTGAAGCAATCCTTTTCTCTAAACGAAGGTCTAGTAACTTATCTTCAATAGAATCTATTGCGTCATAGTCGTTTTCCTCCCTAGCAGCCCTTAATTGGGCTTTTAATTCCGATTCAACCTTATCAACAGCGGAAGCTTTGGTCTGTTGTTCAAAGCTTTCTAATTTCTGCTTATATTCTTCAAGTTTTTGTTCAATCAGCTTGTTATGGTCAATCAGCATTTGATTGCGGGCATCTGATTTCTTAGCCTGACCGTAAAGATCGTCTATCCTTTCTTTAATCTTTGGGTCATCTGTATGAACAAATTCCGAACGTCTAGGCTCTTTCTCCTTAGGAACGTCAATTACTACCTCAACATCTGGCATAGCATCTGCCATAACCTCAACCGTTGGCTCTGATTCTTTAGCTTGTGGTTTTAAGGATTTTATCGCATCGCTAAGTTTACTTTCAGCAGAATCTATTGCTTTTTGCGCTTCTGGGTTATTCATATACTACCCCCAGCAAATCTTCGTCTTGGCACATAAAATATTCTTCGTCTTTTATTTTTGTCCAAGCTCCTGAAAACTTAGCAAACATAACCTTTTGGCCTACAAGTTCTTTTAATACTTCATCGCACGTATGGCCTAACGCTACGATAATTCCTTCTTCTTTGTTGTATTTTCCGATTGCTTGTTCTGGTAGGATAATGGAGCCGACTTTTTCTTTTTTCTCTCGTTTTAGTAATACACGCGCAAACAGCGGCGTGAATGGTATCTTACTCATTGCTTTTCCTCTATTAATGTTTTATACTGACCAACATGAACCATCATGGGGTCGTCATTAATAGTGGCGGCCCTAACTTTGTAAGGCCTGGAAAAAATCAGTCGTGTTATCAGTAGGCAGCCCCAATCGCGATAAATAATTCCTTTCTACTGGCAATAATGCCGTGTTCATATTTCCTAACTGGCCGTTTTCATCAATTAAGTTTCTCTTTAAAAGCCCTAAATAATAATTCTTATCTTCGTCACCTATTCCGCCCCCACTTGTGCCTTGAGTAGCCAAGTAACTACGTTGTTGCATAGGGTCTAAAGTATCAAATGCCTGCCCTCCCACGCTACGAGAAAATAAATCAAATGGTTTGGTTGGTTCGTCACCGCGCTTTGGCGTGAACGGTTGGTCTACCCCCCCTAAATCAGCGACAGGAGTAGATAAATTAGATGTCGGCGCACTTGTATTTCTTCCTAACAATCCGTTTAAGCTGTTTGCTGCTTGGTCCATAATTCCAGGTGCAACCTGATACAAAGGATTGCTTGTTTTAACAGCGTTAATTGTGCCGCCTACTG